TTTTATATACATTAAATTATTGAATATCAAATAGTTAAACAGCAAAAATGAAAAACAAAACAGCAAACGCTAGTACTACTTTAGAAGTATCTACAAGCGAAGGAAACAACGCCTTAACAGTTGTAAAGAAAAAATTAAGTGTTGCCGAAAAAATTGACCACATTATGGCTTTTGAAGCGCTCGCTTCTAAACACGAATATCTTAAAGAGGTTAAAACAAATCTTGAAAAATTTGGCTCGGGTGATGATGGCTTTGGTGGTGCTAAAGTTACCATGACTTGTAATTACACTGATGTAAAAGTGTCTAATCCTGCAATTATGGAGGAGGTTACCAAGCTTCTGCGAGTAAGGATAAAGGAAGCAGTTATTAAAGTTGAGAAGGAAATCGAAGAATTTTCTTTATAAAGCAAAAGCCCCGTTGGCGGTAACCTTCGGGGCTTTCTTAGTCAAACGTTAAACAGCAAGTCTTACATTATAACCTTAACAAATTTATGAAAAAAACAGTACAAGACCTACTTTCACAGAGGGATTTATTGCATATCTATAGCGATTCTGATTTTAATCAATACCACAATAAAATAATACGGCTCACGGGCGGAGGCAATAAATACCTAATCGCCTTAAACATCTTCGATATGTTTATTTTAAACGGCATTTAAAGCCACTTTAATTAACCTATTGGTTAATCTCCCAAGCGGAGGCAAAGAAATTTTGCCTCCGCTTCTTTTTTTGATAAAAAAAGAAGCAAAAAAAGCTAACCCGCTCAGTATATAACTGTCCTTTTTTAGCCATCCCCCGTTCTTTATTATTGTAATATGGCTTTATCACTTCACGATGGATTGAATATTACAGAAGACTCTCAGCGACCGTTTGCTATTGAGTTTGTGACATTTGATCAGTCAAGAAAAAAAGGTGGTGAAATTATTAAATTAACTAACGCTGTAAGAGTTGGAGCTAAACACAATCAAAAGGCCAATGATACTATTTCTGTTAAACAGATCGGCAATAGCAATCATCCTTACATCGTTCACACTCACCTTATCTTATCTATTAACGAGCAACAATTATTTGTATGACGCCTACAAACGAAGTTATACCTAATAGTGATTACAGCGCATATATCCTGCCTGGCATTAACGCTATTGCTACACCTTCAGTAAAAGTAGCGCCAATCACATCGCCTTTAATAAAATCTGAAGACTCAAGCGTAATGGCTAAGTGGGGAGACGATAACGACTTTCCTCAAAAAGTTATTGCAGATATTCGTAAGGATCCTGAAATAGGAACCTTACTTTCTAAAAAAGCAGCTCTGCTTTATTCCGGTGGTTTAGTTTATGGAATAATTAAAAAAGGTTCTGATGGCTCTGAAACAATGACGCCGTTACCTGAAGCTGACGATCTTAAAATTAGCGACTGGCTGCGTAAAAGTAACATCAAGCGCTATCTGCTTGAAGCTGCTACTGATCTTTATTATTTCGGAAATGTTTTTCCAGAAACAGTACTTAACGTTGGTAAAACAGAAATTATTCAGCTTTGCGTTCAAGCTTCTGAGAGTTGCCGATTTTCAAAACAAAATAATGCCGGCGTAATAGATACCTGCTTTATAAACGCAAATTTTCCAGACGACGATGAAAATAACAAGCGCACTAAAAAACTGCCTGTAATTGACCCTTATTATGATCCTGCGGCTAATTTAAAAACTATTAGCGCCAAAGGCTTCAATTTTATTTACCCGATCTCCTACCCGTCTCCCGGCTCAAAATATTATCAGTTAACAGACTGGAATAGTATTCGTGAAAGTGGATGGTTAGCTGTATCTCAAGCAATTCCTAAGTTCAAAAAGAGTTTATTAGAAAAACAACTGAATATCAAATATCATATTGAGATCAGTGATCAGTTCTGGCCACTTAAATATTCAGACTGGTCTACCATCGACGAAGCAAAAAGACAATTGATTAAAAAAACAGAGCTAGAGAATTTTCAAAAACTTTTAGCCGGAGCAGAGAAAAACGGTAATAGTCTTGTGACGCCTTTTAAATCTGATTTTAATCTTGGTAAAGAATTTAGTCTTTGGAAGATCACCGCCATCGATGATAAAATTAAAGCCGGTCAATTCCTTGAAGAAGGAAAAGACGCCTCGCTTTACAAAATGAGCGCGATAGGCTTACATCCGGCTTTAGTTGGAACTATGCCAAATAACGGTTTAGGTGGAGCTGGTAGCAATATTCGCGAAGCATATAATTTGCACATGATGATGATCACTGCACACCAGGACATTATTCTTGAGCCTTTAAATAATTTGATTAAATACTATAACGGCTGGAATGAACAGGTTGAATTTAGATTTAAGAATAGTTTCATGAATACACTAGATAAAGGAACTGAAACCACTAAAAAAATAGGATAATGTTTTTCAAAGATATAGCTGATTTCAAAAATTATTTAACGATAAATGTTTCTTTCAACTTCAAGGAACTGTCGGTTTATTTAAAGTCTGTTGATACTAATATTTTAAAAAAATATTTAGGAGAAACTTTTTATACTCAAGCACAAACTGCCTATAACGCATCTATTACTTTACAAAATCCTCAACCTATTATTGGAGAAATGGCACAGGTTATTGAATTAATAAGACAGTGCACTCCTTATTTTGCTATTGCTAAATGGATTCCTGTAGGTCAGGTAATGATCGATAATTCAGGAATTAGAATAACTACAAGCGAAAACGTAAAGCCAGCCTTTCAATGGCAGGTAAGGGAATTAAAAGACTCTTTAAATGAGACCGGAACAACTTCATTAGAAAATTTGCTAGAATACCTCGAGAAAACTATTTCCGCTTTTCCTGCTTACAAAAGTTCTGATGAGTATAAATCAAACAAAAGTTTATTTGTTTCATCGTCAAAATTATTTTTAGAAAACTATAGTTTAATGCTAGGCGGTAGATCAAACTATTATCGCTTAAAGTCTACTATTAAAAAAATTGAAGAGTTTGAAGTTAAAGCGGTTATCCTTCCTGACCTTTATAATTACTTAAAAACAAAAAGTAAAGCAGGAACAGCTTTTAATGATTCTGACAACGCACTAATGGATTTAATTATTCCTGCAGTAGTTAATCTTACAATTGCAAAAGCAGTAAATGAAATACCTGCAAAATTAAACGCAGATGGCTTTTTAGTTTTTGATAATACTACCGGAGAAAGCCTAGACTCTAAAAAATCGGCTTCTCATGTTGATCTATCAAGAATTGGATTAGAGGCTGACAAAGATGGCAGAACCTATTTAAAGAAACTAAAGGAATATCTGGAGGCAAATAAAACAACCTATTTGCTATACGCTAACGACTCTACCTATATAGAAACAACAACTACAACAAACACTCAAGCAGATACAGACAGTTTTTATAGTGCATTATGAAAAACATTAATACCATATTTTGTTTTGCCGGATGGGTTGGTTTTGTAATCTGCCTAGTGATCATTATTTTTTTAAATAAATGTGCGGACCCGTCAACACATACTATCGAAAAAAAGACAACCGTTATTTATGACAGTACCAAAAAACAGTTAACGGCAAAAACTCCACCAGCAGCTGTGTCAATTTTTACAGTTCCGGTACCAAGCATTATAGATACGGCAGAAATTTTAAAACGATTTTTCGCAAGCTATACTTATTCTCAACAAATACAGGATAGCAGCTTACGTTTCCAAATATTTGACAGTATTACACAAAATAAAGTTGTAGGCCGCAGAACAAATTATAACTGGTTAAAGCCGGTAAAAACAATAGAATCCACTACGATCACTATAGAAAACAATCCAAAAGGATTTTATGCAGGGCCTTTTATTCAAGGAACGCAAAAACAAATTTTAGGATATGGATTTGAAGCTGCTTATGTAACAAAAAGGAATTATTATAGAATAGGAATAGATCTTAAAAACCAAGCTGCTGTGATCGGCTTAACATTTAAACTAAATGCAAGAGGTAGAAATAAAAATAAATAAAAGCTCAGGCGCTGAAAGTATCAAGCTTAATTTGCCTACTTGTTGGAATGAACTTTCCGGCAAGCAGCTACTTTATGTTTCTAAATTTTGGTTCATTTGGAAAGAGTTTATCCAGGAGAACATTAGTTTAACAAAAGCCCGGGCTTTACTTTTTTTAGAGCTCACAAACATTACATCAAGAAGAGAGAAAAAAAGGTTATGCTTTGCTCTTTCATTTATAAATGAACAAACTGACGTCAACATTCTTGACACAACTAATTTTATTTTTGGCGAACTTACCTTAACGAAAAACTTATTACCGTCTATTCCTGTAGGTTTTTTTACAAAATATTACGGACCGGCTGAAAAACTAGTTGATATTAATATTAGCGAGTTTTCATTTGCTTTTGCTTGCTACTCCAATTATTTAAAAACGCACCAAGAAACCCATTTAGATAAACTGGTAGCTGTTCTATATCGCCCTAAAAACAAAAATTACAAAACTACCGGCGAACTGCGTGTTGATTTCAATAATAAAATGATCACTCGCTATGAGAAAAAAACAGCTCGACTACCAAGAGAATACAAACACGCTGTGTTTTTATTCTTTAAAGGATGCTTAGAGTTTTTAGCAAGCGAAAAACAATTCCCTCAAGTATTCAACTCAGGGAACGAAAAGAAATATTCAGGAGGTTCTTTTATTGATGCAGTTGTTAATATGAGCGGCGGAAAATTTGGTCCATTCGATACTACTAAAAACCAAAACCTTTACATCATTCTAAAGGAACTAAGAGAATTAATTATTGCTAACTCTAAAACTCAAACAAAATGACGATAAAAGATTTTGTAGATTATTTTGAGAATGTAGCTAAGGGAAATAAAATAATTTCTCACGCTACACCGCAGGATAGAGTTGCTTTTAAAAGAATCGACATCGAAGACGTTATTAACGGAATTAGAAGCGATCTTGAAGGTGTTAGCATGTATTTAGAGTCTCCCGAAATAAAACCTGCAGACGCACTTTCTGACAATCCTAGAAAGCTATTTAAAGGCGCTTTTTTAATAATGAAACCGGTAGATGTAAGTGATGTTGATCAGATACTTGAGGCTCTCGATATTTGCCAAACAGTTTGTGATCAGATCCTAGCAAAAATATTGAACGACTTAAAAAAGCACAAGATAAACAGTCTACACCCTTTTAAAATTAAAGGGTTTAATGTAGGATCTGTTGATATGCAAAAAGTTGGTCCAATTTTCGGAAACAGTTACGGCTATAGATTTACGTTTACACTCGATCAAACCTTTACCAGCAATTTAATTTTAGACCAGGCTGACTGGTATAGTGATACACCATTTAAAATTTAACCATGACAGAGACAATCATAACTCAAACAGAAGATCTTGATATTACCGGAACAGTTCTAGATATTAACGGCAATCCGGTAAACTTAAACTTAACTACTAAGATGTATGTAGCCGTTCATGATGGATATAACTCGGTATTTGCGAAATTTAGCAAAACAGGATTACCGGCTTTCGGATGGTCGCCAATCGATCTAACCAACGGAGCAACCGGTGTGTTTAAAATAAAGGTTTTATCCTCTATTACAAATCTTTTAGCTGAAGGCAAATACTACATCGAGCTGCGCTTAAGATATGCTGACGTTAATTATACCGACGATTCATATAACGATGTGTTAGAGAGTCGCATTTACGTATTTACAGTTAAAAAATCGATCATTAATACTTTACCAAGTTTACCATAATGGCAAAAGCAACACTAACTATTAAATTAAAACGGTCATTTGTAGCGCCAGCTCCAGCGCCAAATCCACCAACTATCAGCATAAGCGCAAGTAGTTTTGGTTTCATGTCAACTAAACTAGGCACAATTTCTACTGCGCAAACATATCAAGTATCTGGAATAAATTTAATAGCTCCTATACTAATTACAACAGGACCTGGTTATATAGTAAATACAGATGGAAGTAACACTAACATGAGTCCTATAAGTTTAGCGCCTACACTTGGTTCCGTTGCCGCTACAACCATTTATGTTAAGTTTATTCCAAATAATTATTCAACTTTCAGTACAGTTATTTCAAATAACTCCACAGGAGCCATAACAGCAAGTGTACATTGCATAGGAACAGGAACTGTTGAGCCGGTTCTTGTAACTTGGTGGAATTCATTAACCACTAAGCCTAATGGAAGCGTAATGGTAGCGTTTCAAAAAATGTTTAAGCAAATTACAGATGATGGTAATTTAGATAAGTTAGATCTTTTCCATTTTTTCGGAAAATTAACCGCTATGGATCAGTTTTTAAAACCAATTATCTCTACTAGTGGACAATCCTTCGCACCATCTTCAACCGGAACGGTAAATTACTCCCCTAGTGGACTTTCATTTAGCGGCGCTTTTTTCAACCTTAAATGGAAGCCGTACACAAACGCGGTAGCCTACGCGCAAAAAGATGCTACTATTGGCGTTTACAGCTTCAGCAATATTGATGAAAACTCTGTAGATATTGGATGTAATGATGCTGTTACAAGTACATATATGAAAACTTTATATAGTGGGAATCAATCAGCAGTTGTAAATCATGCGAGTGTGGTTAGTAATGCAAACGCTAGTTCTAAAGGTTTTTTTGCCGCTAAAATAGAAGCCGGTGGCGCTATAAAATTAACTCAAAATGGAACTACAACTACTATAGGGATTACAGGAAGCGCTGCCGATGTGAACTTAGATGTTTATTTAGGAGCAAGAAATAATAATGGTTCTGCGGCAGATCTTTCAACACGGGTTTTTGAATGTGTGTTTATTGGTGGAAATATAGATATTGCTTTATTGTATAACGCTGTCCTTGCTTGTGCAACCGAGTTAGGCGTAAATTAATAGTCATATGTCAGAGATAAATAAAACAATTCAATTAAGTAACGATGTTGATCTTAATTACCCGGAGATAATTACATCAGTTGCTAGTTTAAACTTTACAGGGGTTGAAGTTGATGACATATCAGCCAGTCAAAGTTTTATTCTTTCCGGAATAAACATGGTTGGCAATCTTATTATTTCAGCGCCTAGTAATTTTATAATTAATACCGATAATAGTAATACAAACATGAGTTTGTTAACGATTGGAAATGTCGGCGGAATCATACCTAACACTACTATTTATGTAAAATTCTTGCCAACCGATGATATGAATTACGCTGGTGACATTACGTTCACCTCTACCAACATGGTTCCACAAATATTATCATTAACAGGGGCTCCTATTGCACTATTATCTACCACTTTCGGAACTGTTGTTCAGCAATTACTTTTAAAACCTGTCGGCAATTTGTTTTTAGATAAAACCGGCAATGGCTTTGATGTAGATATTATCAATAATGACATCGCTTTATCAAAAGGATTTCCTTATAAATCAAATGCCTTAATCGCACAAAAAATAGCTAACTATGGATTAATTCCTGATGACAATAATTTTTGGTTTACAGCAGGAGTTCCAAATCAAATCCCGGTTGTTAGTTTTTTTCAAAACATTAATTATGGTAATAAAATATTTTGTCGACATTCTGCACAGCAACTTGATATTAATGGTGTTGAAACCTTTGAACCAAGGGTTAGTGAAATTGTCACATATTTTACAGCTTTAACTGGGCCTAATTTAACTGCAGCGAATTCATATTTCGGTGTTCCGGCAATTGACGGAGTCGCTAAATGGATAGATCCTGTAAATGGAGTGGACACCAACGCAGGTACACAGGCGGCGCCTTATAAATTACACAGCAAGGTTAACGGTTTAACTTTAACGGAAGGTATACTAGCGTATGTTAAAACTGGAACAGTAGCTCCTATCGCATGGAATAAAAACTATCAAATAAAAACACTAGGATTTACAAAAATACTTAATTCAGTTTCAGGGAGAGGAATAGACTATGATCCAGCAGGAACGTTAAGTCAAGAATTAAATGGATACTATATTGATATGGCGAATTTTGCTACCTCCGTAGGTATTAATTGTAATTCAACAGTTCATCCGTTAACAATAAAAAAATTTAAAATTATTAACGCGACCAATTCAGCCATTGAATCCGTTCCGTTTTCGACGGTATTATTTAGTATAGATGAGTGTGTCATTAATAACACAAACAGTAAAGGTGTTTACAGTAATAAAAATTTAAATATTACCAATTCACTTATTAACAGTTCTTCATTCTGTTTATATAAAGACGGGGTTAACCAAACAACTATTAACATAATAAATAGTAAAATAATTAACGCTGGTACTCCTTTTAGACTTTACTATTTAGTAAATCTAACAATGACTGGAGGATTACTTGAATGGCAAAGTTTAGCAATGATGTCTGTTAATGCATCAAGCGGAGGCGAAAGAAATTATAATGGGGTAAATATAAAATATACAGGAACCACAGTTGGCGGATTTATAACTACAGAATCGCAAAGTGTAACAAAGTTAGATATTAGAAATAGTAAACTTGAATGTCCTAATATGAGTGGATTTATAGGGGCTCAGGATATAAATGGAGTATTCAATTTTATCAACAATATAATGTACAAAACGGATCCGGCAACAATATTTGCTATTTCTGTTTACCAAAAAAATTACTCAAACAGGAACACGGTTGTAAATATTTCTAATAATATGATTAGAAGTGATGCGCCAATTAGCAACGGAGCGCTGACAATCGGACAAGATCCTCATCCTTATCCTAATAAAATTACAGGAGTCGTTGAGAAAAATCACTTTATGCACATGAATGATTCAACAGCTCATGGCTTTATTGTTTTGTATGAAAACTCAGGTGTTACAGTGCGACATAATAAAATAAATGGGTTGCCTGTAAATGGTTTCAAAGCACACGGAGATTCTTATATACTTAACAAATGGAATTATAATTTACAATTAAATGCTCCGATGTTAGCGAAAGGAGTTACGTATGGTAATTTTTATAATAATACAGTTGTTGTAAATCAATACATGCCTGATAGTGCAAATTTAGTATCAATATCAAGTAATGCGTTGCCAGGACCACTTGTTAATTCAACTAATTGTGAATTTAAAAATAATATCATTGCGTACACTGGTATCGGAGGAAACATGGGTATGATTAGGCTTGATCACCCGAATAATCAAATTAATTATAACATTTATTACAATAAAAATTATCCCTGTAAATTCATTTATGTAGGTGTAGAAAAAACATTTGCAGAATGGCAAGCGTTAGGATTTGATGTTAATTCGGTTGTTTTAACTGACGCTGAATATAATGCTATGTTTGAAGATACTACAAATGATAACTATGCAATTAAACAAAGCTTTACATGGCCTATAGTTGGTGTAAACACAGGAGCTACTACCGGATTAGATAGAACTACAACATGGGGAGGATCCGCGTCTACCCCTAATGTAGTAACAAAAGAACAACCGGTTAACTGGAACATAGGCGCTTATATAAAATAATTATAATAGAATTCATTAAGGATGACAGCTGATCAAATAAAAAAATTAGATGAAGTTCATGCCGCTATTGTCGGTAATAAAACTGGCAACAAAGGCATAATTAAACGCCTGGAAGATTTAGAAACCTATAAAGAAGGCGATGTAAATCTTAAGGCAAAAGTAGCAGGAGGAGTTTTTGTCGGAACGCCTATTCTTGTAGGTATTTGGCATTACATTTTAAAATTTTTTCAAGATTAAATATGAGTAAACTTAAATTTTTCGTGCTTCATTGTACCGCCACGCAGGAAGGTAAAGAATATACTGCAGCAGACATAAAAAAAATGCATTGTTCTCCTCCTCCTGTAGGTAGAGGTTGGAAACAAGTTGGATATTCCGATATGATCCATTTAGACGGAGCTATTACAAACCTAGTGCCGTATGATAATGATCAGGAAGTTCAACCTAGAGAAATAACTAACGGCGCTTTAGGATTAAATGGTGAAGCCAGGCATATTGTTTATGTCGGCGGTCTTGACAAAAACCTAAAAGCAAAAGACACTCGTACGCAAGCGCAAATAACAGCTTTAAAAAATAAGTGTTACGATATGATCGCCAAACACCCTACAATAAAAATACTCGGCCATAATCAAGTTGCAGCTAAAGCATGTCCTTGTTTTGACGTGCCTAAGTGGTTAATTTCAATCGGAATAAACAAAGCAAATATTTATTAAAATGCCTGAAGATTTAGATAAAATGAAAAGAAGTCGCCGCGCTACAGCCTTAGGCTTAATAGTTGCTATTGCAACAGGTGTTTTAACTATTGATTTTAAAACTTTTGTTATAGCTTCTGAGTGGCCTAAACTTCTTTGCGTAATTGCAATTGCAGCTGGTGGTTATGGTTCTGAAATGAAAAAATTAAAATAGTTTTATGAGCACTCTTACTATAATTGATAGTCCAACGTTTTATAACTTCAGCAGAAATTCGATAACCGCGAAGATCTCTACTGATAATTATGCTACAACTACCAATACAGGTAAAAAAGCTCTTGGTATTTTTATAATTGTACAGGCTCTTGTTAATCAAACAATGACAGTTACTTTCAACGCAACTACTTATGTATTTACGTTTAAGGCGGCAACTAATATTGGTCTCTTACAAATTGCAGTTAAATCTGTAGGGCAATCTTATGATGATTATTGCGCACAAGTTGCAGCAGATCTTATGACATCCGCACCAATTGCAGCAGCATTTAACGTAACCGCAGATTATACAAATTTAGTATTTACAGCCATAGCCCCCGGACCTCAATATAGTCTTACAGGATCATCTACAAATGCACTTGGCGGCGCCTTTTACAATAATATTTTAGGAACAGATAATATTATTGTAACCGTTAAAGAAAATTATAAAATAAAACTATCTCTTTATGAAGAATCTGCAGCAAATTCAGGTGTTTTCAATAAAATAATTGAAATCGAAAAAGAGCCAAGTGGAAATTTTATTAAATGTGATTTAGGTCCAATAATAGACAATTACCTGGAGTATAAAATGCCGCCAAACTGGAGCGTTCCTTCAGCTTTTTTTTGCGAGCAACTATGTAAACGATTTTATGTTAAGATCAATGAAAAGTATGGTTACCCTCAAGTAACAGCGTCTCCAACAATTGTGCCGCCCGGATTTATGCAAAACGCTACAGATACAATTAATTTCAGCGTATTGAAAGCAGGATTTGACGTTGTTAGCAGCCGTTATTTTGGAGGTTTTCAGTTTAACTTTTATCTTTTTTACAAATCATTTTTAACCAGGCAGCCCCGTGTAAAAAAAATAGCAAGGTATCAAACTGAATATTTATATTTTTTATTTCATAATACACTGACGGCAAATGCGGCCATAAACTACACGCTGTATGATAAAGCCGGAGTAGCAGTTCAATACGTTATGAACGCAACTGCTCCAATTTTTTACGGCAACGTATGGGCATTTCCGGTAAATGAACCAAATGGTTTTTTTGTTAATTATCCGGAAATTGTAAAAATGGAAGTCGAAGTAATTGACTTAACAAGTTTTGCAATTTTAAGTGAAAAATTTACATACTTAGCTGATGACGAGATTTATTTAGACGAAAAATTTATTTTTTTTATGAATGCCGATGGTGGCATGGATACAATAAGAATGAGTGGTTCTGTTGAGCACAATATAGATTTTAGCTATGAAGTTGCAGAAAGAACACTTATACCTTTTGAATCACCTTACGAAGGCGACTCAAAAACTCTTTATAGTCAAAAAACAAACACCACTAAAGTATTTAGTGGATTTTGTGATCAGGCAAAATTAAATTACATAGAAGATCTTATATTAACGAAGAAAGCTTTTATCGTAGGCAACGATTACAACTCAAAAGCCGTTATACCAATAATAATAACTTCAAAAAAGTTAGTTAGAAAAAAAACAAATCAAAATTTGAAAGGATTTGTAATTGAATATTACGAAGCTATTAGATCTGAATTAACCGAATATAGTTACCATCCCATTGCCTAGTATAATTGACATAGAAGTTAACGGTGAGCTCATTGATCTTAGTGAGTCATCTATTCGTCTTGAAAAAGTAAATCATTTGTTTGTTACAGAGGTTTATCAGGGCGATTATTCTTTTCCGTTTGAATGCCCGGCTACAGAAAAAAACCTGAGAATATTTGGATTTGCAAACTTAATCGATATTAGCAATAGAATCATTGACTATGAGGCTTACATTCGTATTTACGGAATACCGCAAGGCAAATCAAAATTAAAGGTATCTCGTGGCAGAAAAAGAGGCTTAACCATAGTTTTATCATCTGGAATAAAAGCTTTAAAAAATAGCGATAAAAAAATAGCAGAATTAAATTTATTTCCGGATTATGTTTTAGGAAATACGCAAGCCGCTGTTATGTCTAAGGCTAAGTTTATTAGTCAGCAAGGAAATTGGTCAACCTATGGGTTTACTTTTGTGCCATTCAAGCAGACCGATTTTTATAACGGAACTAATCCAACTTTCTGCGGCGTTGTAAACCGTGTTGATTCTACAACAGGTAATATTTCAGCCAATTCATTAACTTCCGGCAATGCTTATACGATCGTTCCGTGGTTTTTTCTTTTTTATATTCTTGATAAAATTTTTAAAGCCGAAAGTTTAACGCCCTCTGGCACTTTTTGGGATAATGATGAATTAAAAAAAATATTACTTTACAACAATTACGCATTAGATGGCAATCCTGTTGACACAAACACTAAAGTAATTTCTACCGCTAATCAATCTTTTAATGCAGCTTTTCAAGTTGTTCAGTTTCTTAAAGGTCCAACAGGTTCTTTTGATAATATAGGAGGATGGAACAACTCAACATTTAATTATGTAATTATAAAAGCCGGTGTTTTTTATATCGATATAGAATTACAAACTGAAATTGTAAACTTGGTTAGTTACATGGGGCCATATTTTAGCCCAACATTTTGGCTAGTTTACAATGGTGTAGACGTTGCCAGTTTTAGCTTTTACGGACCGCCTGGCACCATCCAAACTAAAAACCTTTCATTTACCTTAAATGCAACAGTTGGCGATATCGGAAAACAATTACATCTAAGATTTCATTTACCTGTTGGTGCAACGCCATATCCATCAACTGTTATAAAAGTATTGCCAAATTCTTTTTTTGCTGTTACTGAAGACACACTAGCTCCTATTAATTTATTTGACACTAGAGTTGTATTCAAAAATCACGCTCCTGACATTACAGTAAGTGAGCTACTTGCTGAAGTAAAAAAACTTGGCGTAAGTATTGATATTGACTTCCAAAACGGAAAAATTGCCATGGAAATGGTTGATCAAATTGTAAATTCTGAACAAATAAAAGATTGGAGTAAATATGCTTCTAATGATTATAGTTTATCTTTTGAAAATAAAGGCAAAGGCGTTACCATTGGTTATGAATTTAAAGACGAGGAAAAAAGCGAAATAGTAATTGATCCCGCAAAATTTAAAGGCGAATATTTTACATTCGAAGATCTTCCTAATCCATCTAAACAAGGTAATTACGCCATTGTAACTTTAACCAATAAAGTTTACCAGGTAGTAAAAGTTGGATCATCTTCATATAATACTTGGCAAGAAATTGGTAATAATTATGCGCCTTATGTATACGGTGCAGGAGAGTCTGTATTAAAATGCCGATTAGCGCCTATGCTTATGTGTGTATCTACAAACGAAAGCGGCAGCACAGATGAAAACACTGCACTTATGCCTGAATATATAGGAATAGGATCCTCTGCTTTATTTGGTCTTGGGGTTAACCCATACTCTCTAAAAATTGTATTTTATAGAGGTATCAATCAAATGGGTCCATCTGTAGTACAAAAAGGTGGAATTTATTCTCTTGCATCATCTACAATACATGGCATAAATAAAAATGTTGTTGGTGAATATGGTTTCCGCCTAGATAATACAACAGGTATTATCAGAAAACTTTGTGAAAGATTTTATATTGCAATGACTAATGCTGAAGAGGTTGAGAGAGATCTATCTCTTGACGCTAAAGAAATTATATCTGTAAAATCAACCTCAAAAATAAATATTGACTTTAATGTATTCTTAATCAAGAATCTTACCACCTCCATCACTAAAAATGTAGCTCGCGTAAAAGGCGTTTTTCTAAAGCTTTAGTGTCCTTTACCAAGCAATCCCGTCTGGCTATTTTTAATTATGCCAGATGCTCACAAACACGAAATAGAACGCGGCCAAATGGTTGCGGATTGGGCTAAATACACAGCTCAACGCCTTCAGAAATCTGCCAAAAAACACGGCGTTAAAGATACCGGTGATTTAATTTATTCTATCCTATACGATGTAATTGGAGCAGCTGGAGATACTACCGGCACAAAACACACTTTTAACTTTTACGGAAAATTCTCCGACATGGGTGTCGGTCGTGGACAAAAAATTGAATCTGTAAAAGGTAACGGAGCAATCATTGCACTTGCATCAGGAAAAAAACGCACCCCTAAAAAATGGTTTTCTAAAACCTATTACGCTGAAGTAGCCGAGTTAAGAAATCTCTTATTGGTGAAATATGGCGAAGACGGAGCAAACATTATTAAAGAATCAATTCAAACTATAATATAAAATGTCAGCAAGAAACGAACAGGCCATTGTAGAAATAATCCTAAAAGGCCAGGCAGCAAATGCATCACTTAAGGATATGGAAAAATCTGCTCGTGCTTTGCGCGCGCAGTTAAAAAGCCTTCCTGTAGATTCTGAAGAGTTTACCAAAAAATCTGCTGAATTTCAAAACGTAACAAAAAAGATAACATCATTAAACCACGAGCTAAAAGGCACAGGGGGAATGTTTCAATCTATCGGCAAAGAAATTAAAGCTTTTGGTGTTATTGCTGCAGGCGCTCTTGGCTTAGAGTTTATTACTTCTAAATTCAGAAGTATTATACAAGGAAATGCTGAGCTTTCGGATAGTCTTGCAGACATCAGAAAAACAACCGGCATGACAGCGTTAGAGGCTGATAATTTAAACAAATCACTTTCTCAACTTGATACTAGGACACCCACAAAAGAATTAAGAGATATTGCTATTGCTGCAGGGCAATTAGGTATTGCAAAAAATGATGTATTAAAATTTACAGGCGCCGTTGATAAAATGGTAGTTTCATTAGGTGATGAATTTAGTGGAGGAGCATCTGAAGTAACTAAGGTAATGGGAGGTCTTAGAAATATTTTTACTGATATAAAGTCAGATAAAATAGATCAGGATATGTTACACATTGGTAATGCTATTAATGAACTTGCAAGTTCAGGCGCTGCCACAGGTCCGGTGGTTTCTGATTTTGCTAATCGTATTGGCGGTGTTGGAATTACATTAGGGTTAACATCCGGGCAAGTATTAGGTTTAAGTGCTACACTGCAGGAATTAAATGTTAGCACAGAACGAGGCGGAACATCAACCGTAAAAATATTGCAACGAATGACCACACACACTTCTGAATTTGCAAAGGTTGCAGGTATGGATGTGAAGTCTTTTACAGAATTAGTTAATAGAGATCTATTTGCTGCTTTCAATAAAGTAGTTGAGGGTTCTAAAAAAGGTGGCGCTAGCGCAACAGCATTTGGTCAAATCTTAGATAAACTCGGCGTTGATGGATCAGGCGCTAGTGAGGTAATGGCAAAATTGGGCAGCAATACAAAATTACTACAGGAAAAAGTTGCTATGGCTAACGGAGCTCTTCAAAATACAAATAGTATTATGGCTGAGTTTACAATGAAAAACTCAACGCTAGGAAGTGAAGTTGATCGCCTAGGAAAAGTAATGTCTGGTGCATTTACAAATTCAGCAATCTCTTCAGGAATTAAATCAATTATTGGCGGATTAGCTGATTTATTTGACAATACCAAAAAAGTTAGCGAAGGCATGGAGGAAGAAAGAGTTAAAGCTAACGCTCTTGCAATAGAGCTTAAAACATCAAATATTACTAATGAGCGCAGACTGGAAATTTATGATGAGTTAAAAGCTATTAATCCGGATATTGTTGATGGTATCGATCGAGAAAATATTAGTATCGAAAAGTTAACAGGTAATCTTCAAAAATATAATCAGGAGGCTGTAAATAAAATAGTGATCCAAAAGCAACAAGAAAAGATTGATGAATCTAACGAAGTAGCAGCAGAAAAATTAACCAATTTAGCAAGTGATCAAGCCAAAGCTTACACTGCTTTATCTAAAATTCAGGAGTTGAACGGCCGTGTTGGAACAATGGCTAAAAAAATAATTGATGATGAGAATTTATCTATTGTAGATAAAATCAAAAATTTAAATACACTTGCCAGGTCGCAAGAGTATTCTAGAAAAAGTGATGGATCTACTACTAGAGATAAAGAAGCAATGTTAATGCAGAATATTTTAAGTAAGGCTAATTCAATTACTTATTCAGAAAAAGAATATTCTAGTGCTCTAACTAAATCTAACGAGTTGTTAGATGAGAAAAATTCATTAATGAAGCAGCTGGGCATTAGTGAAGATACTGCAGGTAAAAAACAAATTGATTACACCCGATTATCTACAGCTCAATTACAGGAATACATTAGAGATGCTAAAGAATCTAAAGGAAACTTTCATCGTGAAGAGGCAAAATTAAGCCAGGAAGAATTAGACAGAAGACAGCAAAACGGGAAACAGGCTGTTGTTTTTGATGAGGAAACAAATAAAAAATTACTTGCTGCAAGGAAAAAATTACTAGATGATATAGCTGCTCTTGAAAAGAAAAACCAAGAGCATTATTTATCCGATCGTGAACGTGAAGAAAAACACATTTTCGATAAATACGAAGGTCTTTTAAAACAAGTAAAAAAAGGTTCTCACGAAGAAATTGTTATTCGTACCGCAATGGTCAATGACCTTGAAGATCTCGATAAGAAATATAATGAAAAAGCAAAACAAGCAAAAGAAGCCTATTTAAAGGATAGAGAGAGAGCTCAAAGTGGCGCAGAGGTAAATGAGATAAACGCCGTAATGGAAATGTATGACAAGCTAATTGAACAGGCTAAAACATACAATGAAGAATATGCAACGCTGGAGGCTGATAAATGGATTAAAATTCGTGAGATCCAACAAAAATATAACGAGAAGTCTGAAGGGAAAAAAGATAAACACGATAAAGGTCCATCTGATAAAGAAAAATTAAACGAACTTCTTTCTCAATACCATCAGTATTACGACTCGTTAAATGTAATTGCTCAAGAATTCCAAGCACAGGAACAATTAAGGGCAGAAGCCTCTCTTCGCCAACTTGAGTCAAAACATAAGTCTGATTTAACACGTGAAAAAAGACTACTCGATGGTAAAATCATAACTCAAAAAGAATATGACACTCGTGTTGCAAAGCTTGAAGCAGACAAAGCCTTAAATGAAAAAAAGATTAAGCAAACTGCGGCAGAGAAAGAAAAAAAGGCTGCGAGCTTTAGTGCTTTTTTGAGCGGCATAGAATCTGTGGCTAAAACATTTGCAAAGTATGGCTTAACACCACATGGTGTAGCTTTATCTGCATTAGCTGCCGGTGGAGCAGCTATGAGAGTTGCAACGATTAATGCGCGACCTATTCCGGAATTTGCTACCGGTGGTTATAACACTCCGGGAGGAATGGTAAATAACGCCACTTTATTTTCAAGCTCTTCAGGATCACCATTTATTGCAGGAGAAAAAGGCGCTGAATGGATCGCTCCAAATTGGATGCTAAAGGATCCAGTTACGGCCAATACAATCGCTATGCTAGAGGCAATGAGAAACGGCAGAGCGTTTGCTATGGGAGGGAATACAGCAACATCTAAATCAAGTTCTAGTGGTGTAAGCGCAGTCTCAGGAAACGTAAGTAATAACAACATGGAATTAGCCTTACAGTTGAACCGCTTAAATAATATTTTAGAAAGTGGAATTGAAGCTCATTTGGATTACGATAATTACACTAGAACATTAACAAGTATTAATAACGCAAGATCTGCAAGCGCAGTAGGATAAGTATGGCAAAGTTTGAATTGTGTGATAACGGAAATAATGAAGGCCCAACATATAGCTTTCATTGTCCAGGGTGTGAATGTGATCACGGAGTCTGGACAAATACTCCTAATAATTTAACTGGCGCTAAATGGAGTTTTAATGATGATATAGATAAACCAACAGTGAGCCCTTCTTTGTTGGTTAGAGGATATAACTCAATAAAAAAAAATGATTTTATTTGTCATTCATTTATAAGAAACGGATTCATTGAATATCTAACGGACTGCACACATCATTTAGCAGGAAAGACAATAGAGCTTCCTGAGTTATAATTTACTTCAAATATTTACTTAGATCTTCTGCAGGTTCATCCATTAAGCTCCGGGCATATTTCGAAAAAGCTTCCATTGTTGTATGTCCGGTGTATTTCATTACCTCGTGCCATTTAGCGCCGTTTCGTAACAACCTGCATACAAACGTATGCCTGAATCCATAAAGCGTGTGCTTAACGCTTAATTTAAATTCCTTTTTCACGGGTTGAAATTTCTTTTGAAAATAATTCTCATGCACCATATCAGGCCCAGGAGTATCAGTTAATGTAAAAACATAAAAGTGTGACGGATAGTTTTGTATTCCTGTGGCAATAACAGTATTAAAAAAAACATTCATCATTGGCTTAATTTTTCTTTTTTTCGTCTTCCCCCTTTTTGCTGTAATGGTAATTGTTCTATTTATAAAATCGATATCCCCAACTTTTAAAAAACGTAATTCTTTACATCTTATAAAACCCATACCGACAAATTGAATGTATAACAACAGTTTAGGATTAGCTTCTTTTAAGTATTCAAAAATTGCAGCTTGTTGAGCAAATGTGTAAGCTACATGCGATTCACTGTCAGCTGAAGGATTATCAATTCCGTCAACAGGGTTCGCTAATATTATATCGTCGTAATTATCCTTGTAATAATTAAAAAAACCTTTCAAACAATTGATGTGATTAAACACAGAACGAGATCCGGTTTTACGAGATAACTGTTTTCTAAATTCGTGAATAATCGATCGGTTTATTTCCTTCATTTGAATTTGCTGAAGGTTGATACTAACCAAGTAATTGTAAAAATAAGTTAGTGATAACTTATAATTTTTTACGCTACGAAGAGTTTCCTTTTTATCATCAAGGTAAGAGTCAATGTATTGTTTAATGCTAATTTCTGATTTTGAATTTACTACAACAATTCTATTTCCTAGTGATGTAAGAACCTCCTTATTGAGCGCGTTTATTAAATCATAACGCTTCGAAGGATCCTTTTCCCGATTAACGCCACCGTATTCACGTTTGCGACTCCAAGACTTATCTAATGGATTAAACTCCCGGTATTCAATATACCAGCGCTTGGCTATATCGCCATTGAAATCTTTAATTGAAACTGATTTAATCATTTCTGTTTTTATTTGGTTAGAGATCTCACCCTCAAAACCATTTATAACATTATGATCATCTGCGCCAAAGTGCGCCAGTCTCTTTAATATAAAACCCGCACTAGGTGCAGGTTTTAAGTCGGGGTGGCCAGATTCGAACTCTAATAACTTTTTGCTCATCTAATTAATTTTAAATTAGTTACCTAAAAACTTTTTGGCGCACTTGTGGCGCACTTGTACCAGGCTATTATTTTTTCTTTTTATCTTTTTCATATTTCTCTTGGCGCTCTTCCAAAATAGCCAAATGCTTCTCAAGCAACTCAAAATATTTTAATTTATAGTCAAGGTTATCCTGAGCAGCCTTTAATTTATCAGGATTCGCAATTTCGGGAAAGTCGTTTGAGAAGTCGTGTCTAATGATTTTTCCTATAGCAATTAAATCATCGAAAGAAACAAAAGGATCCTCAAACATACGGTACAGCTTGCTTAAACTGATTTTCAACGCTTCAATTATCTGTGGTTTCTTAACTCCACTTGTATCAATTGCGGCTTTTAAAATTTCACCTCTGTGTTTCATTTTTAACAATTTTATTATATTGATTGCTAAGTTCTTACAAAAAACACTTCACTTTTGATAACTATTTTCTCATTTATGAGAAAATAGTTGTTAATATTGCGTCATAATTGCGAAACATTACGACATGAACAAAGAAGTAAATATTAAATATAACAAAATTCTTCCACGCGGAACTGCTGCTGTAGTAAAGGGGAAATTAGAATCAGAAAACATCATTTTATCCCTAAGGACAGTCCAAAGAATTCTAGCGGGAGACTGTGAAGACAATCACGGAGTATTAGAAATAGCCGCTGGAATAGCCGCTGAAAAATTAAAACAAAAAGAGAAGCTTAATAAAAAGTACGCTCTTCTAAAACTTAAATCGTCTCACCCTCAAAAACATAAATAACATGACTGAAAATCCAATTAAAATCGAAAAAGGCACCGTATTTATTTGCGGTAAAGCTTCTGAAATTGAAGTGGCCGCTTTTCAAGAGTTTGCAGATTTTGAAGCAAAACTAAAAGCTAAAGGAATTAAGTGCATTAATATGCATACGATTTTTGATAACCTAGACACTGAATCATTTACTATTAGCGAATGCGTTAATCGCTGCGCTGCTTATTTAGTAATGTGCGATAAAGTAGTAACGCTTAATAACTGGCAGCAATGTTTTAATGCTCAATCGCTAATTAATGTTGCAAGAGCGCTTACTAAAACAATTGTTCACGCTGATAGATTTTTAGAATTAATCGAAAAAGAATCGCAAAATGTTAGCGCCTAAAATTTTAAAATACTTAAATCATAAGCTGTTGCTAGCTAAAGTAAGCTCACACTATCAGGCGCCTGATAAAAAACAGGCGCTTGATTGGGCTTATTCCTTACAACAATTTTTTAAGTACCAGGGCAAACACTTATCTGATAGAGAGGTGGCTTATATGATGCTGCAACACCAAAGTAAATTAGAACAGCTTTTACCAAACCCACTAAATAAAAGCTACAAGAGCTCTATTACTAATCTTGAGAATATAAAAACACTTTGCAAATCATTTGTAGGCTACCCGAAAAATCAAAGTAGTAGCAATTTATTAAACTAAAAAACTATGAGTTTAAATCATTTAGGATCGGCAGAAGACATTACTGCAGCGGCAAAATTATTATCTGAAGCTTTAAGAGATTCGGGTATTAAGTTAGATGAAGTAGATCTAAACAAATACAAAAAATACTGTGTTGCTTTTTTATACAGAGGTATGGTTCCGGCAGAAACACCTGATGATCAATTACATTTTGCATTGGTAAAAAAAGCGCAAGTAAATTTTCTTAGCGGCTTTACATTACCATTAAAATTCAGCAGCGAAGAAACCCAAGACCCTGATTTTAAATTAATACATACCGTTAGCGGCGAACAGTTAAGAGTATCTGTAGGTCATATTGACTTTGAAAAAGAATTAACCAGGCTAAATGGTTTATATGAGCAGGGTAAAAAACATTTAAACTACCTCACAATAAAATCAAGCGAAGAAAACATAATGGTAGAGCTTTTTAAAATACTTAAAGAGATGCGAGATCTCGTCGCAATTTCTATCACTAAACAATAAATCAAAAATTAACCCTTAAACACTAGAAACAATGAATTTCCAAATCGATATAAAACCACAAAGTATAGTATTCACCCTAGTAGAAAAAATAAATTCCTAATTGATTTACTCAATTTTAAACAGCCCTTATGAGTAAAGATATTATACAACAAATTTTAGACCGCACCAATGGCGGACTTGACATTATTCTCTCACTTTATCCTGAGGCCGAAAAATGTGTAAACAATAACCGTGCGTTTAAAATAAGAGATAGCGAAAAAACGCCTTCTAGCACTATAAAAAAAGGCGATAACGGTAATTATTACGTAAAAGATCATGGCGGCGATTTCAGCGGAGGCGCTGTTAATCTTTATATGTACAAGGAAAGTGTTGAGTTAAAAGATGCTATTAAAATTTTAGCAACTCAATACGGCGTTTTTGATAACGCCGCCCCCCCCGAAGTATTTTTACCTATTCGTGAAAAAAGAAATTCAACAGAGCTTGAAAAAGAAGGCGATTACTCTTTTGAATATAAAGACACATTAAATGAGTTTGAAATTGAAACCGTTTTTGCTAAGCATGTAATTGATTATGCTTTTAATGTGCACAAAGATGATTGGAAAATATACCTGAATAAGGTTTGCGCTGCTTATGGTTTTTTCTCATTAATATCTTTTACTTACATAAAAGACGGCATTGCCAAAATAACCAAGTCAACTGATAAGTATCCGATTTTTGTAATAAAAGGCGACACGTTTGTTAAAATATACCAACCCAAAGCGCTTGATAAAAAATATAGATTCAGATACTCTGGTAAAAAAAGTAACGATTATATTTTTGGCTACGCAAGATTTTGCCATACATGGGCCGAAGGTGAAAAAAAATGGCTGAACGAAAAAGAAGACAAAGCTGCTGCAGGGGAATATGTAGAAAAAAGTTATAAGCTAGAAGACGTTATTGAATGCAGTGGAGATCGTGATTCTATCAATGTTGCGGCATTAGGTTATAATGTTATCTGGCTTAACTCCGAAGAGCAGGTAATGCCTTATAAAACATACATTTCACTTTCATCAAAAGCAAAAAATGTTTATTTACTTCCTGATCTTGATACTACCGGCCAACGCCAGGCTCACAAAAAAGCATTGAAGTTTATGGAAATGAAAACCATAAAACTACCTGCTGAGTTGATGGAAAAAACAGACTGGCGCGGTAATAAGTGCAAAGATGTTAGAGATTATTTATCGTATTGGAGAGCAAAGGATTTTGAAAAGCTTGTAGAAAATGCTTTAGAATATAAATTTTGGGATGAGGAGGATACCGGCTACGATAAAAACGGTAATAAGAAAAAAAGTGTTTATGTTTTTAATAACGTTCGCGCTTACAATTTTATTCAAGCTTGTGGCTTTCATCGCATCGTTTCAAAAACATCTAAAGATGGTGAGGAGTATGTTCACATTGTAAATAATGTTGTAAAAGTTGTTAAAGGTAAAGCCGTTAAAGCGTTTATAAATCAATTCCTAGAGGAGCGTTACACGGCTGATCAAAAGCTTCGTAATACTTTTTTCAGATCGCCACAGTTAAAGGATGACTCACTAGACAACTTAAAGTTTATTGAGCCGGACTTTAAGTATTACGATAAAGATTACCAATACTTCTTTTTTAAAAATAAAACTTGGCAAGTAACAGCTCAAGATATTATCGAGCATCGCCCTGGCGACATCACCAAAATGGTTTGGGAAAATAAGGTTATTAAACACAAGGTTAAAAAACTAGATCCAATTTTTACAATTAAAGAGGTTCAAAATCCTAACGGAACTAGCGAATTGGATATTGAAATTCATAATAATAAATGTTTATTCCTTTGCTACCTTATAAACACTTGCCGCATTCATTGGCGTGTTGAGTTAGAAGAACGTTGCGAAAAAGAATATGCAACAACTGAAGAAAGAGAAAAATACAGGCTTGATAATAAATTTAACATCGCAGGTCCACTTCTTACAAAAGAAGAGCAGACGGAGCAAAAAAAACACCTTATTAATAAATTATATGTATTAGGTTACACACTTTCACGCCACAAAGAAAAATCAAAAGCCTGGGCCCCATTTTTAATGGATCATAAATTATCGGCTGAAGGAGAATCGCATGGTGGATCCGGTAAAACAATTTTTGCCCGATCGGTAGAACACTTTTTAGATTTCTTATTAATTGACGGTAAAAGCAAATCGTTAACGGATGATAAGTTTGCGTTTGAAAATGTTACCGAGCAAACTGAACAGATCCTTATTGATGACCTTTCTCAGTATGTAGGAATAGAACCTTTCTTTTCGATGATCACCGAAGATCTTACTGTTAATCCTAAATACAATCAGCGTTTTATTATTCCTTACAAAACAAGCGCAAGGTTTATGTTTACATCAAACTATGGCGTTAGAAACATTACAAGTTCTGCCGAGCGTCGTTTAATTTACTCTTCATTTTGTGATTACTACCATAATAACATGACCGGTGATTATAACGAAGAGCGCACCGCAAAACATGATTTTGGAAAAGATCTATTTGATGATTTTACAGATGAGGAATGGAATTTGTTTATAAACACAATGGTAAGATGCCTACAGTCTTATATGGTAATTCCTTACAAGGTTAATCCTCCGGGAGATAACGTAAGCCGCAGAAACCTACAAGGTATTATGGGTGATGCATTCCTTGGTTGGGCTGATGTTTATTTCAGCTATCAATCCGGACGAACAGATGAGTTTGTTCCAAGACAAGAAGCGATGAGCGATTTTATAAAATCATGTAACGTAAAGCAATTTTCGCCGCAGCGCTTTACTTCTTGTTTAGAAGCTTGGTGTAAGTATTACAAATTTGAGTTTAATCCGGTTGCTGTTCAAAATAGCGGTAAGCGTATTATTAAAAAGGCGCATAAAAAACGCCCTGATGGTCAGTTTGAAAGAGTATTCAAAAAACAGGAAGACGGAACCATGAAAGAAGTTTTAGCCGATAAGGTGGCCACAGAAATGATTTACATAAAAACTACTGAAGGAGCGCTTAATCCCGAACATTTTAAAGATACTGAAGTAACGGAAATTAAAGAGGGAATATCTGCAGTAAAAATGCCAGAAGGTCCAGGGATATTTAGTAATAATTTAAACGATGATTTACCATATTAATGGAATTATATAGCAGATATCTAGACAAGGAGCAACGACTTTTTATAATCGTTGAGCGTTCCGGGAAAATAACTGACGATTGGAGAGTTTTGCCGGCCACCGTAAAACTTTTAAACGTGAACTCAGAAAATTCGAAGGATATCACCTCGGAAAAGTTTCAAAAAATGCTAGACAATAAAATATTAACTCAAATAAAAAACCATTAAACAGCAAGCAAATGAGTAAGATCTTAAATAAAATAAAAAAACAAAAAGAACCCGGTATAGGTTGGTTAGGCATTATTGGCTTCTCTGCATACATCCTTTTCATTTTAGGATTAATAATTCTAGCATTTTACAAGTAACATGAAAAACTCGCCAAATAATCAAACCCGGCTTAACCTAATAGCAAAATATCCGCTGTCGGAATATTTTGACGGTTATTTTCAATTTGCAGCCCGATTAAACGCTTTAATTCCATATAGCGAGTTAGCACCTTCAGATAATCACTGGATGAAATTAGGAAGCGTTTCTAGCCAAAAACTAAAGCGCAGTTTAAAAGAGTGGTGCGATAAAAAAGGCTACACATTAAATCCTGAAGAATTACATAATTCAAGTGGCCGTATAATCAGAAGACTCAAACGCGCAGACGGAACTACCGTTGCAGCAGAATTTTTTTTTATTAAAACAATATGATTGAAATAATTACACATAACACAAAAAACTCTCTTCTAGAGTTAAGGGTATTGGGAGTATTAAGACTATGCAAGACTTGCGAAACTTTGTCAATTTTTGAAACAAGCTTTAATAATGAGATATCAAAGCTACCTAGAATTAATATTTGTTGTGCAGATGTTCAATATCGACTTAAGTGGAATGGCGATCCATATTTGAGTAGCATGGCTTATTTAGAATTATGGCATAAATCTAAAGTAGAAAGAAAAATAGCAACTATAAAACAATATAAAACAGCAAGCAAATGAAAAAACGAGGAATAATAATACTTGGACCAGCCGCAAGTGGCAAAACAAGATTAGCAATGGAGTTAATGAACCTAATACCTGAGGAAGAAAGTACAATGTTAGCCGGTGGGGCTAAACCTGGCGAATATGGGTACGGTAGATTCTGTAAACCAAGCACAAAAATACTTCTTATTGACGACGTGCCAAGTTTAAAACACCTTAAAGCATATGAGTCAATTTCTTCATCTGGAGCATTAATTGACCTGCCTTTTTGTAATAAAAAACAGGTTATATATCCTAAGTTGATTATCACTTTCGATGAAAAAATTACAAGAGAAGATTTCCCTACAACTAAAAGTTTCTCAGAAAATTTCACCATAGTAGAATTATCAATATAAAACAGCAAGCAAATGAAACCTTCAGAAAAATTAAAAATTGTAGTCTTCCCGGAGCGAAGAAAAAAAACACATCGTGATTTTGATAAGATGTCCACACGAGATAGATACATCTTCCTTACTAAAGGAACTTTATTAGCTAAAGAATGGATTGATTTTAAAACAGGTAAAACGTTCTACAGGCCTAAACTTAACGGAATAACAGTTAATGACGGCGTTAAATTAAAGCGCTTTAATTCTCCCGAATTAGCTGTTGAAGCCGGCAAAGTAATAAAAACAAAAATTGAACAATTTTTAAAAACCAATTAAGATGAAAAAATTTAGCGTTGAAGCAGAAAGAACAGATGTCTATGAGATAGAGATCGATGAGAAAATTTGGAATAAAAAGGAATTAAAAGCATGGTCTAAATCATTTTTTGATATTGAAACCTTAGAAGAATTATCCGTTCACATTTCGAATCAGATCCTGCGTTTTGGGTCTAACAGATTTATTGAAGGTTTTGGATTTATTAAAACACACAAAAAGGATCGTACTCTAATTCCTGCGTACGATGGAAATAAATTGGTTAGAGAGATCGATTACGCAAAAGGTATCAGAGTGCGAATTGTTACAGAAGATGATGACTATAATTTTAGCGTATCTGAATAACATGACAACAAAAGAAAGAATTGACCAATTAGAAAGTGAAGTTATGAATTTAAAGGTGCAACTATCTGCATTAGCAGGACACCTTTACGCTCAAAACTTTTGTAAATGTACTGGCAATATATTTACGAGTAATGGAACTTGTATGGGATGCGGAAAGCCATTAATGCCAAGTGCGGCTGCGCAAACTGGAACATAACGGTAGGCAGCTATGCGCTGTGTCCCGAAGGGCATAGCGACATAGGTGCTGTTAGCACCAGTTAAAGTGCGTTGGATTTAATAACTAAAAACAATATACAAATGAGAAATTATAGTAAAGTTGATATGCTAAGGTTTGTGAAGTTTGCAAAAGAAAATGCAGACTTAAAGCCTGTTGAATTATTAAAGGCGTATGATTTAAAACACCCTGAATTATCCTCAAAAGAAAAGCTAATAAACTTAACAAAGGCTTTAAGGATTGAGGGTTTACATAAAGCACTTACAGGAGAAAGTTTACCATCAGAAGATGAATATTTTGAACAGACTAAAAATTTAAGTTGTGCTTTGTGTGGATTTTTTTGCAATAATGCACATCATCATAATAATTGGTTTGACACCACTAAACCGAGCGTTGGCTAATTGGTGCTAACTAATCGCTAAGCGTACATTAAATTATAATACAATGAAAAGCAATAACATAACTATTGAAAAGCCTTACATAATTACTTATTCAAATCACTTGTTTTTTGAAGGTAAACGCATTGCTTTTCGTAAACGTGAACTTTTTATTATAGATAATATACCAATTCATGTTAAGCGATCAGAACAAGGTTGGTGGTTTGGTAAAAAGTTACTTACTCCAAAAACCGCTGAAGAAATAATAATTAAAAAACCAATTAATATAGACGTAACTGATTTACAATGGTACCAGCAAGAAGAACTTAACCACGTATTTAATTTAAATAAAAACTAAATCACTAAACTAATATGGAAAAAATCGCATTTATACACGATGTTAGAAAAGTAACCACTCCTGAAGACTTTGATAAGAGCCGAGACGACTTAGATATTTTTTACACAATGAATTCACACCATGGGTACAAACTCTTCCTTAATCTTTTAACGATGGGTTATTCAATTAAAGCTGCTCACATTGCTTATTTGAGAATAAACGACTTATCCGCTATTACACACTTAGATTCAGAATTTATCTTTAATATTTTACCGGCTATCGAAACAATTATTTCACTTAAAAATTTAAAAACAAGTTAATCATGACAAAATCAAATTTAATTAAGCCCACTATTCTCAGTTTAACGATGGCGGTAATCATTAGCATTTCTTCCTGTAGTAATGTTGGCGAAGAATCTGAAAAACATGCAGAAGTTGTATCCTACGAACACAGTAGCGGCACCTGGTATGTAGTTGAGTACCAAATAATAGAAAAGACAATAGATAGCTGCCAATATATTATAATATTCGGTACAGACGGGCGAAATATCATACACAAAGCAAACTGCAGGAATAAATTTCATAATTATAAATAACAGTTTAAATTAAAACAATGGAAAAAAAAGTAACAATAACAATCGCAGTTCCAATGAACACACAACAATGCCGTGAATGGCTTACGCCGGAAGATTATTTTAATCATTCAGTTGTAGAGGCACTCGATAAAATCAAAAGTACAGGATTCTACAATCGTTCAGGATCTATTGATACGGATGAAGAACAAGCAACATTTAAGGTTAGTGTGAGAAGAATTAAAACAATCAAAAAATAAAACCATGAAAAAACAATTAGCAGGAAAAAAAACAACACCAACGCCTTATAAACACGATGTATCAGTGTGTATTAATAAAATGACCAAGGCTGCAAAACAAAACGATCAATCCATTCAAAACATCGAAGTTGAACTTTCTACACTTCAACGTTTTAGAGCAAAACCACAGAGGTATAAAACTGGCCAATCAATTAAGATATATCGTAAAACTAAATCCGGTAATGAAAAATCAACAAAATCTTTTATAGCTCATAATTTTTGCCCGTTTTGCGGAAAGGAATTTTAACGGATTATAACCTATGAAATTCCTGAAGAGCTTTAAAAATGGCGAAATGGTTTATCTTGAAGACTCAGTACTGTGGTACTGCTTAGAGATGGGTGTCGAATGGTATAAAAGTCTTTCAATTCACCAGAGAATTAACTTTAAACAGTCTTTTTTCGATATGAGCGAGCGTTTATACAAAGAAATTAAATCAATTAATTATTAAAACAAAAACATGAAAAGAGTATTAGCTGTAATAACATACGAGGCATATGTGCCGGAAGATATGGATAACGATCAAATTCAAACTGCAGTAGAAAACGAAGTTGAAAATCGAATGAATAGATTTAGGATACACGTAAAAGAATATCACAATGAAGAAACGGCCGAGCCTTTGTTTGATAAAACAAATTTAATAGTTTCCGAACGCGTAACAATCGCAAGCTCTTAATACAAATGCCATCAACATTAAATATAATCTTCCTAATGCAATCCATTTATGCAGCTGTTATAATAGTTCAGCCTAAGATAGAAATGGTAGCAAAAGGCTTTTATTCATTCTTTGAGCCCCGATTTAAACCGGACATATACCGCGCGGATGTTTAGCCCGCATTTAAAAACTATTTAAAGCCCTGGAGTGATCCGGGGCTTTATTATATTTTAAATAAAATCATTAACTTTAATTTGTAAACGTAAACATTATGGAAAAAGATAAGACAAATTTATTACCTCCTGATTTTCATCAGGTAGATGTAAATAAAAAATGGAAATGTTGTAAATGCGATTGGATTGGAAAACATTCCGATACGGCTGATAAATCACCCGTAATAAATGACATGTACCTTTTGGTTTGTCCTAAATGCGGAAACAAAGAAGAGTTTTACGCTTACACACAGTAAAATCTAGAACTATTTTAAGTCATATAAACCGGCCACAAAAAATTTACCGCGCGGATGTTTAGCCCGCATTTAAAAACTATTTAAAGCCCTGGAGTGATCCGGGGCTTTTTATTTTATGTATAGTTCAGCCATCCGTCCCCCGCGCCACCATAACCCTAATTATTAGAAAATTTAGGCCTAAAAAATAAGCTGATCAGCGGCCCGATTTTCACATTTTTTTATCAAAATCAAAAATTTTCTTTTTTCCCTTTCTTCTTATTATTATTTTATATTTTTTTTGTAACTTAGTGACGAAGATAAAAGAATAAGGAGTTAATAGGCTGAAAAGTGCGATTTTACTAAGTTTTTTACAGTTACAAAAAAAAATTAAGATTTGTAACTAAAATAGCACCGTTACAAACTATTTGTAACGCAAAAACAAAAAAGCAAATCGTTACAAATCAAAAGCAAGGCGTTACAAACTTAAAAATGTATTTGTAACTAATTAAACTATTGGTTATCATTATTTTAAGGTGTGTTGTCACAACCGTCACATCGTTACAAAAAAATTCCCGTAAAACACTTTCTAATAATTTGGCATGATATTCGTTTTACAAAGAAACACTTAATATTTTTGCCTATGTCTTCAAATTTTCTTACCGTAAAAGTAAAATGTAAGCCTCTTGTTAAAGCTTATTTAGAGAGTAATTTTGGTAATCCGGTAACAATTCCAGATGAGCACATTATTTACAAAATAGCTACTTCGCAGTTGTTTAAAGTTAATAGTAGGCCTACCGATAGTTGTATTGATTATCCCGATGATATCTACATCAATATCTCTGAAAAAAACTTTAACTACGATGGTTTTAATATTAATGCCGTTAATACCAGAACGTTTAATACAGCAGTAGATAACTACATTAAAAATTTAACCCGTACTAACCTAGATAGCCTATTAGCGCTTCAAGAGCAACAAACCAATTGGAAGAAAAAGTATTTAGATCTCATTCAATTAATTAATAAAGAAGCTGCAAATAAAGATCTAATTGTTAGAATTCGTGATATAAAAAAAGAACTCAACGGTCACGAATTTTCTATAAAAACAGCCATCTCAAAAGTTATTATTGATACCCTTAAATTAAATTTTGAAGTCATTTCTTACGAAACAGTAAAGAAAGATTATTACCGTTATAGAATAAAAATTTTAAACCTTAATGTCCCTCAGCCACAATAATTATGATAAACGACATAAAACGACACGATGATGATAATCTCGGAGGAAATAATTCATATATATTTATTCCTGAAGATGATGTTTTAACAATACCAACTGTATTTGAAGGAGCTATACATACTGAGATTATTTTAAAACCTTTAAAAAAATGGTTCTTTGGTTATGGTACCGAAGGAACTTTAAGATTTACAGATGTTGAATCAGAAAATGATCATGGAACATTTTATTTAAAAAAGTTCATGTGTAACGTACCTAAAAATAGAGCTGAACTCGTTGCTATATTTAATAAAATGAAAAACCGAAAGTTTATTCTTCTACTTACAGATAATAACGGAGAGAAAATTTTGGTTGGAACAAAAGAGGAACCGTTATCGTTTAAAAATAGATTCGATTCTAAAGATGATGTTCCTGGAAGAAATGAACATGAAGTAGAATTTTATGGCGAAGGAGTTGACAAAAGCCCGATTTTCAAAGGTTTATGTCCTTTAAAGGGATATTAAAATAAAATAATATTGGTATCACTAAGTAATACCAATGTCTAAAAAAAATATTCTTCTCGCTATAACCAATGGATTTTGGTACATCGAACAACAAGCAGCTGCTTCTTTAGGAGAATCAGTTGCTTCTATTTTAGCAGGAGGTTCATTTTGGAAAGATCTTGACAAATCAACAGCCGAGGAATTATGTAAAAACTCTATTACGTTAGTAGACAGCAATCGTTCACCTTATTCGGCAAACGATCTTCAATTGTCTAATGCATTGCCAAATTCAGTTGCCATCATTTCAATTGATGGTCCAATTATGAAACATGATAATTGTGGCGATCCCGGAACAAAAACATTTGAGTCTTTAATTTTTGCAGCGGATGCTAATCCAAATATTTCTGCAATTATTTTACAATGCGATTCTCCAGGAGGAACAGTTGACGGAACACAATCATTAGCTAACGTAATAAAAGCCACAACCAAACCGGTTGTTACTTTCGTTGATGGTTTAATGGCAAGTGCAATGTATTGGGCTGGTTCTTCAGCAGATTACATCATGGCTAATTCTGCTACTGATCGAATTGGTTCAATAGGTACAATGATCTCATTTAATGATATGCAACCTGTTTGGGAAAAAATGGGCGTAAAGTTTCATGAGGTCTACGCAACACAAAGCACTGATAAAAACGCGGCATTTGCTGAAGCTCGTAAAAATAATTACGATCGCATCAAAACAGAAATGCTTGACCCATTAAATAATCATTTTGTTTCCTCTGTTCAAGAAAATAGAGCAGGAAAATTTGATATTAAAAAAGAAAACATTTTTACAGGCAAAGTTTATGTAGCATCAGACGCAGTAAACAACGGCTTAATTGATTCTATCGGAAACTTAAATCAGGCAATAGATAAAGCCTTTGAATTAGCCGGCAGTCCATCCACGCAAAACCAACCAAAAAAAAATATGAGTAAATTAAAAATAGCGGCATTTGCTACCATTTCGGTTGCACTGTCAGCAGCAGGATTTGAAAAACCTGAAGCTTTAGATAGCTTAAACGATGATCATTTAAAAGCCTTAGATGATAAATTTAAAGCGTTAGAAACTGCAAACGCAGATCTTACAGCAAAACTTGCTGATTCTGTAAAAGCAGGTTCAGATAGCGTTGCTAAAATAACTGCTTTAGAGGCTTCAGTAACTGAAAAAGATACTGAAATAGCTACTTTAAAAGCAGCTAATCCAGGCGCTACAAAAACAGATATTAAAGGCAACGAGATAATATCTGAAGATGAAAAGCCGGATTACAAAACTGAATACGATGAAAAATTAGCAGCTACAAAAGCTGCTGTACCAAGCGAATACAAATAATTAAAAAAAATATTAACTAAAATTTTTAAATAAAATGCCAAAATCAACCTTCGACGCAGTCGCAAAATTCATTGGAAACAATGATAAAAAATTAATTAGTCAAGCCTTAAACGGTCTTGACTTTGCTCAACAAGTTCGCGTAATCCGTAATGCATCTCTTAACGGAACAGGCTTACAAAAAATGACTATTGCAAAAGGCATTAGAAATTTAAATACTGACGTTAATTCTCGCTCAGGAGCACACCGCGCTTATACAGGACGTAAACTTTTAGTTTACCCAGGTATGAAAATTATTGATGTAATACCCGAAGAGGTATATAATACCTTTTTGAGCGATATGATGGCTCCGGGTGTTAAAGAAATTCCTTTTGCACAATGGTTGTGGGAAAATGAATTTAAAAAGATCAGCCAAGAAATTAACGATAATATTTACTTATCGGATTATCAAGGTAACGCTGCGTTATTCAATGGAGCAAGTGTTTATGCGGTTAACTCGTATATTTCTTTTGGAACAGAATTAGATATATACAAATGTGTTACCTTAACTGTTGCAGGAGAGTCGCCTTTAACTGCACCTGCAAAATGGACCTTAGTAAACGATTCTATTATCTCAACCGGTTGGGGTAAAATCATTGCAAATGAAATTGCTGGTGGTGGAATCACTGGAGCTAATTTAATTACTACAGGTGCTTTAACTAACGCTAACGCAATGGATAAAGTTGAATTAATGATCGACGGGATGACTGTTGCTCATAGAAATTTAGGTGGTACTATTAGAATGTCTCCAGTATCTTATGCAAAATACCTTAAACAAGAAAAAGCTACTTTCACAGCTGCTCTTGACCAAAAAATGGGTGATGGCACTAAAACTGTTTACGGTTATCCAAAATGGCAATTAGAGCAATGCTCTTGGATGGGAACATCAAGCCGCTTAATTGCAACACAAAAAGATAATCTTGCTTTTGGCACAAACGTTGAATCTGATCTTACAAAAGCCGGAAAAGTAATTGAAACATTACACGGATATACAACTGTTGTAAAATGGATTCAAGGTTGCGAGATCGCAGATTTAGAAACCCTTTACGTTAACGATCAAGCGTAATAAATTAAATAAATTGTTTAATAGCACCCCTTAATTGGGGTGCTTAATATTTTAAAAATGAGTAACAAAAAATTTAAAAATATTGAAGAGGCTGAGACGGCTATCAATTCTTTAGAAGCAAAAGTTGCAGAGCTTAAAGAAACTATAGAGGCTTTAAACGATGAAAATTCTCGTTTATCAGAAAAAAATTCTGAAATCGAAAGTCAATTAGAAGGCGCAAAAGATGCATTTCTAGAAATGAATAAAGTAATTGCAGATCTGCGCAAAGAAAAATCAGAAAGCAACAAAAATATTTTCGAAAACAACGGCAAAATTTATGAGGTTAATGCCAAAAGCTTTTCTTGGGAAGGTAAAACAGTAACTGCTGAAGAACTTTGCGAAGACAAAGAATTACAAGACATCTTCATTGAGAATGAAGTTGGTCACATCACCGAAATAACAGATTAATTCACATAAAAAAAATAAACAATGGATTACGCAGACTTAAACGGTCCTAACGGAACCGAAGATAACATGGGTGGATTAACCCAAAGAATGTATTTCGCTTCGAAATCTACATTTTTATCAATTAAAACACCTATTGCCGTTCCGGTAACATTAGGTGATTTAGTGGATATTCCTACAGCTCACACTTTTAATAGTGGTGGTTGCTTTAAAAAATTGTATTGTACAATGGATAAAGGCAAAATGGAAGCTAAAGGGCAAGGCGATACTGATGGAAAAAGCTACAAACAAGAGTTTGAAGTTTTTTTACCAGGAAGTTTATCTGCAGCTCATGGTTTTGCTGCTCAATGTAAAAATGATAATTTCATTTGCTTACTTGAGATGCCAGATTCATCAGTAGCAAACGGTTATTTACAAGTAGGTACAGAAATGTTTCCTGCTAAAATTGAACCGGAATTCACTACATCTACAAATAGCGCAGGTGTTCGCGGATATACTTTTAAAGGGCATGCAATGGCTAACCGTAATTATATTTACAAAGCCGCCATCTCTTTAACACCTGCACCATAAACCAATAAATTTATTTACTTAATTTAAAAAAAATGGCAGAAACTGCAAAATTATCAGAAGCCCTTAACGGGAAGTTTAAACTAAATACTGGCCACCACGCTGGCAAGTATTCTTTTAAAGGCAAAGAAATTGATCTTACAACAGTATCATCCGAAGAGGCAGAACAGTTGGTTAAAGACGGTTTTGATGTTCTTGTAGCGGTAAAACCCACTAACGAAGTGAAGAAATCGTAACAGGAAAGCAATAATTAAATTATAAAGAAAGCCCTGGAGTAATCCGGGGCTTTTTTTTATATTTACTTCATGAAAAAACTAATCACAATTATCGCAATGATTGCTTTTGCCAATCAATCTTTTGCTCAAACGAGCGAGAAACAAAAATATAATGGTTTTAATGGAGCAGGTTTATACGTTGGTATTGCCGGCACATCTTTAATGGCCGCAGGTGTTTGTAGAATTTTAGCGGCTAATGATCCCGCTCCAACATTTAATGCTAACACAAATATAGATGACTACAATAAATCATTTAAAAAGTGGGAAAAAAACCAAAAAACATATAATAGTATTTTTGGCGCAGGAATGGCTGTTGCAGGCTTATCAATGATTTTTGCAGGTGCCGATCTATATTACGGCTCTAGAAATTTAAAAGTATCTGAAACAGCTTATTTACAGTTTAAAGCTAGCCCAACTCAAGCAGGCTTATGCCTCAATTTTAAATAAATTTGGAAATTTCTTTTTGTTTGTTCAATTTTACCTCGCACAATTAAGTTTTTACAGTTCTATCTATTAATCTGGCAGGGAGACGGATACCGTAAGGTCCGTTCATTTTAAAACGCTCGCGTTCTTAATTGTGCAACCCTGCCGCCATATTTTAGAGATGAACGAACACGAAAATGAAAATCCAAATCCAAATCAACATTTAGCCTGGTTAATTTTTTTATCCCAATATGAGCCCGCAATAAACCAATTTGATTGCGAGATCTCATTAACAACCGATCAGGTTTTAGAACAACTAAACGCAATCGCTTATGATCAATGGTATTCTTCCACAGAGCTATTTATTTGTTTAAAAGATAAATTTAAAGGCAATCCCTTACCAGGAACCGATAGTTATGTTTGGATGCTAAAGAGTATAAAACAACTGTCCTTTAAATAGAAATTTCCAATTTCCATATTTGATTATGGAAATATGGCCAACATTATTAAAACATCAATCCGGAAAACTTTCTTATAAGGAAAGCGTTGAGTTATTTTTTACAATAAATCCTGCCTCCCCTCTTAGCGATTTTTTTAAAGTTGAAGATAGATACAGCAAAAGGAAACTTAAAGCTGCCTTAGACGCTAAATTTGAAGAATTGAGCCATAATAAAGAAGTGAACGACTTCTCTTCTTTTGCTGTTTCAAAAAATCGTGATCAAAAAATAAATTTAGAAATTCTTCCTGCAGAGCTTCGCGATGAATACGCAAAGCAAGGTCCGAGAATAAGAAAGATCTCTTTTTTACATACAAAACTTTACAGCTGTCAATCTGATCAGGAACGCTATGAGCTTGCTGAAGAAATAATGGCTTTGGTAAGAGATCGCAGATCTACCTTTTCGCGCATTGATACATATATTTCTTCAGGAAACGATCAGTCAAAAATCGAAGAAACTCCTGTACAAAAAATCCGTCCGGAATTAAAACGAAATTATGAAGTTGAGTATCAAATAAAATTACTCCGCACTCAAAAAACAAAACTTAGCAAAAACGATCGCCGATTACCTGAGTATCAGGAAGTGTGTAAAAAACTAAATCAATTACTAGAAAAGCGTTATGAAGGATAATTATTTATTTAGTCCAAAAGACATTAATACTTTGGTTGAAGATGCTGCTGCAGATGTTTTAAAAAGCGATCTCATTGAAGGAAATATAGAAGAGTCATATTCATGGTATCATGGTACTGCAAGAAACTTTACCATCGAATTAAATAAACTGATAGATAAAAAAACCATGCACATTGATTTTATGACTGCAGGTAATTTGTCGCTTCATAACATCATTGAATTGATGATCAATCGTTTTGGGAAATGTAATAATTTATACATCTCCACATGGGCAATTAAAGAAGCAGCTGCAAGAAGTATTTTAGCTATACACAATAAAGGTCTAATAGCTAAGATGTACGGTGTGTTTGATTACAGAATAAAATCTGTAGACTTAAAAAGTTTTCAATTAATTGAACCTTACTTTAATAAATACGAGCTTACAAAAAATCATGCAAAAGTTATTTTAATGGAGTTTGAAGAAACTAAAATTACAATACTTTCCTCTGCCAATTTGAGTAATAATCCTCGAATTGAAGCAGGTTATATATCGTTTAACAAGCAGCCTTATTATTTTCATATCAATTGGATGACAGATGTTTTAGCCGGAAAAAAAGTTAACTAATGGTTCTAAGCGAAAAACAATTAACAGACATTGAATCGTTCAGTGCACTTTTTTTTTCTAAAAAAGAAGTTTTTATTATCATGGGAATATCTCTTGATGATTACGAAGCAATGATCCTTCCAGACACACCATTTTTTATCGCTTATACCAAAGGGAAATTAAAGAGTGAAGCTGAAGTAAGACAATCAATTTTAACACTCGCTAAAATGGGCAGCGCTCCTGCTCAAACAATGGCTATAAAAATAATTGAAGACTCTAATAAAAATCAAATTGATGTATGAGTAGCAAAGAAATAACAAGCCGTTTATACCTGAAGGAGTTTTCGCATGCAGATAGAATTATTCGCTACCTGCTTAATCCGGATGATGAATCAATTGTTTTAACGCAATCCGAAAAAGAGAAGTTTGATCTTCTAAAATTAATTCACGGTTATCGCGCAAGGTATACCCGAAAAGCAGATATAATTTCTATTCTCATAAATATCCACGGCGTAGGTCAACGCCAGGCTTATAATTTAATAAATGAAACAGAACATGTTTTTGGTTCTGTTAATGGCGTTCATAAAGATTATGAACGTAATTTTTTATTAGAAGCTTCTCGTAAAAATGTAGAGCTCGCCATGGCCAGTAGAAATAGTTTAGCTATTTCTAAAGCGCTAACGGCTCATTACAAGTTTGCCGGTCTTGCAGATTTTATTCCGGATATGCCTGACTTTGCAGCTTTAGAACAGCACAATTATATTATCTCTCTTCCGCCTGCAGTATTAAATATTATTGTTGGAATGGTTAAAGGTGGTAGTTTAAATCTTGCCGATTTTATACCGGCCCAAGATATTTCAACATTAGGAATTGAAGAGGCTAATGAATTAAACGAAGGAGAAAAGACAGATGAATAAACCGGATCTCCCACAAAGGCGAGTTCAGTTAAATTTACCGCAGGTCGCTTTTGCTAATTCACAAAAAAAACAAACCTATTTAGAATGGGGTCGTGGTACCGGAAAAAGTACTGTAATTGCCTGGCGTAAAAAAGACATTGTAAAATTCATGCCTAGGTCTAAAACAGGCTTAGTTGGTCAGGATTACCAACAATTAATGACTAGGACCTTACCTTCTACAATTGAAGGTCTAGAACTTTTAGGATTTAAAAAAGATATACATTATTTTTTCGGTAAGCGCCCGCCAAAAGAGTGGCGATGGCCAGAAGCTTTTCAGCCACCGCTTAATTATGAAAATTACTTTTCTTTTTATAACGGTACCGGCTTTCAATTAATATCTTTAGATAAGCCCGATAGTGGTCGTGGTTTAAATTTAGATGCTGTCATTGGTGATGAATCTGCGCTATTTAATATTGATAAGCTCGGTAATAATGTTTTAACATCCAATCGCGGAAACATCGATCGCTTTAAACATACTTGGTTACACCACTCGCTTCTATTTTGTTCAAGTACTCCAACAACTTTAAACGGTCGTTGGTTCATTAATCAAGAGCAGAACGCTAAAAAATATCCTGAAGATATTTTGTACATGATTGCAAATTCACAATATAACGCACATAATTTAGGAGCTGATTTTTTTAAGCAGAATAAACGGCTACTAACAGATTTGATCTATAACGCCGAGATAATGTGTATTCGTCCGGGTAAAGTGCAAACAGGCTTCTACCCTACATTTGATGAGACTAAACACACCCATTATGGAGGAAACGATAATTACATTTTTTCTATTTCGTATGATTCTGAAGAGATGCGTAACAGCAATTGTAATTTCGATGCAGATCTTAATAAAGATGCGCCTATTGATGTTGCGTTTGATTACGGGTCTAAAATTAATTGTGTTGCTGCAGGGCAAGATAATAATAAGCAATATACTGTGTTGAATGGCTTATTTGTTAAGTCACCATTGCTTATTACCGACTTAGTGCAGAAGTTCTGCGATTATTATTCTAACCACAGAAAGAAAGAGGTAAATTATTATTATGATCATACTGCAGTATATCGTAATGCAGCAAGTAACTCAACGTTTGCAGATGAAGTAACTGCTAAGTTTGAGGCTAATGGTTGGAAGGTTAACAGGATCTATGTAGGACAGGCACCATTCCATAGTACTAAGTACTTATTCTTTGGCATGTTGTTTAGTGGAGAGAGTGCTAACCTACCACACGTAAGCTATAACAAGAACAACTGTAAGAACCTTATCATATCAATGCAACAGGCAGGTGCTAAGGAAGGTCCAAAAGGAACAGAGAAGGATAAAAGACCTGAGCATAGAGCTAATGCAGTTGATGAGGAGACTACTCACTTCAGTGATGCAGGAGACACGCTCATATACTTTAAGTTAAGAGATAGAGTCACCGGAACAGGTTGGCTTATGTAGTCATTAGGGCGTTGCTTTGCCCGGGCTTTACGCCTTACATGGTAAGCTGCTACAATCCCTAACGCATCGGGTAAAGTATTCATTATCATTCATACACTACCCTCATAATTTTATTGCCATGCGATCTGCCAGACCGCATGATGTAGGGACTAACTGAGTGTAGCCCGCTACACATAGGGACTAATGTTATTATGTGCCTTAGTTGTTAAGTCTATGCGGTAAACACACTAAGGCTTTAGCCCTTTGCAGCACTAGCAACACACAGCTAGCCACAAAACCCTTTAGCACCAACGGTTACAGACCATCATCCTCATATAACGTAAATAAAATGTTAAAATTGGGGAAATTTCCACA